ATTCTCGGTTATCTTGCCCAAACCAAATGCATCAGGATCTGCTCGGATCTCCTTACTTAGTTCAGCCTTAACAGCGTCAAGCTGTTCCTTCATATAGTCAAGTTCCTTCCTAGCTTCACTTACCACATCTCCGTATTTCTTCATCAGGATCGGCTGTTCAAGCAATTCTACATCAAGGGCAGTTTCGTCAATGTTTACATCAAGATTGTACTCCATTATAATTCTCCTTTCTTAATTTATTTTCGTTGCTACACTATATAATACAACCTGCTTTTATCCTATTTAGATCAATTTTCTCCGCAAACAATAGAAAAACATGCAAACGTAAGTCCTGGAAATCCCGTATTGTAGAACGGTTCTATGAACTGTTCCATAACTAATCCTGCTTGCATGTTCTCTCCTTTAAGGAGAATTGTGTTGCAGTAGCTAAGAACCAACCTACGAATTGATTCAGGGTCTTGATCTTTCAGCTTAGTAAGAATTCCTGCCACTTTTTTCCAAGGTGCTTTTTGCATAAGAACACGGCATAATTCAATAGCATCTGATTGTACCTCAGCCGCTCTTTTCGCAACTTCTATCCGCATTTCAGCAGGCACACCAAGCACCTGATCCAATATCTGCAACGCATTTCTTGGATGACCCTGACTATCCATGATAATCTGTTCATACACTTCTTTAGTCAATTTATGTCCTTCTGCTTTTACTACGGAACGAAGCAAGGTCATCATTTCTGAATCTGTTAACTGTTTCACCTGATACTGTGAACATCTTCCTTTTATCGTAGCAATCAATTTTTGTGGATCTGTCGTAGCCAGTACATAGTAAACATGCGAAGGTGTATCTTCCAACGCTTTTAGTAGTGCGGACTGGGCATCATTGGTCATTTTATGAACTTCATCAAGTAACCACACTCTACATTTACCTGATAAAGGCTTGTATTGCGATTGCCTGCGTATTTCCCTTACAGTATCAATGCCTCGAAAATCAGCACTATCTACTTCCTTAAAATCATCTTCTGAACAACCAAGTTCCGTAGCGATGATTCTACCAAGAGTTGTCTTACCACATCCCGTAGGACCATGCAACAAAAAAGCATGTGGGTGGTTTTCTTTAGCGAGGTCTGCTTTTAACGCCGTCACCACTTCTACATTCCCTACAACCTCGTCAAAAGTAGCTGGACGATATTTATGATAAAGGGACATAGTAATTACTCCCTAAACGGAATAGTTAACTGTTCTCCATCAAACGTAGGCGCGATTGGCTGCATCCCTAAAATCTGTTTCATTTCTGTTACCGCACATTCTTCTATCATCCCTACGATTTCTCCAGTCTTTACTCTCACCAGAAGATGATTGACCCCTTCTTTACTGAACTTACTTGGATACGCCACTATGGTAAATTTCATAATTTACCCTCCTTCTCAATGCATTCAGTACACTTGACAGGTTTTCTGTTATGGCAGAACAACCTGATCCCATACATCAGACAACCGTAGAGTGTGTCCATATAATCATACGTAGTTGTGTCAAGGTACTCACATGACCCACAATATTTGTTCTTAGGCTTTGCTACTTTTATAATTGCCAATCCTACCCCTCCTTATTTGAAATGATAATCTCCCTTCTCATTCCAAGAACAATCAACAGGACACACTTCTGCTTCTACTTCCAATGGTACATTTATCCAGCTCCAGTGCTTAGGTAAATCTTCACAAGTAATCCTATGGACAGTAGATGCAACCATATCTAATTCGTCAGGATGCACATCCAACACCATTGCGTCATGTATCTGTCCGATTAATCTGGATTTCCAGTTCTGTTCTCTGGATATCTTGTCAACCTGAATGAACGACCATAACAGACAATGAAATGCACTTCCCTGAATAGGAATATTTATGCATTCATTCCTACGCATGATACCAGAACATCTGAATCCTGTGTACATGCTCACATACCCGTTTTTTTGATACCCTTCCCACCACTTGTCTTTCCAACGATTATACACTTTGAATCGCCTATTCCAAAAATCATCTTCAATTTTCTTGATATGGTCCGTAAACTTATCGAAGGAATCCAGCTTGTTTGCAATCAAGTGGTCGGAAATATGACCTCCGTCATGCTCAATGCCTTCACCTTTCTTCCATTTGCCTTTAGATAATCCGCACCATTTACAAGCAATATTTTCGGCGCAGTTTACATAATAGTCACCATAGAACTGCGGAAATACAAATCCGTTCTTTGCCGCTTGCCTCATCATTTTATGCGATGGTATACTCTTGTCTAACTTATCAAGTACAAATATCTGACAAGCCATATCACCGTGCATATCCGATGAAGGATCTTCAATGTACTTTCTCATAACAGGGTCATGATGGTAACACTCGCTGATTCTTACTTCCACTCCTGAATAGTCTATTTCAAGTAGCTGGTGACCTGGCTTAGGAAATATCGCTTTGCGAGTAATCTCCATAGCCTCTTTATCTCGCTTTGGAATATTTTGGAAGTTTATCCTTTCAGAACTGGATCTAAAAGTTTTCACTGTATGCAAATTAAAGAAAGGATGCAAGTATCCGCCTACTTGTTCTCTTATGAAAGCATCCAGATACGTATCTCGCACCTTTTTCAATTTGCGCATTTCCAAAATCCACTTTATCTCAGGAATATCAATCTGGGAAAGTGCTTCATCGTCTGTAGCACCCTTACCAGATGGTGTAAACTTTGCAGGGGTGATTTTCCTAACATTGTACAAAAGGTGTGCTAACTGCCAATTAGAATCAGGGTTAGCCTTAGCACCATACACCTTCGTCCAATGCGTATAGAATTTAGTATCCCTGAGTTTTCTATCCAATCGTGCTATTTTCTTGGTAAGATACTCCTTTTTCTTTAAGCAGTAATCAACGTCGATCCTCATTCCTTCTTGTTCTGCTCTTGCGAACGCAAGGATGCCTTCATGTACTAATCGGTACGCTTCTGGAAGATTTGGGATCAGTTGCATCCGATATACCCTCCTTGCTGAATCCATCGCATTTGCCTAGATGCTAACCGGTAAGTGAACAAACTATCCATCCCGCAGTATATCAAGAGTTTATTCCATATATCTGATCCTACAGGAACATCAAGCAATTTGTTCATGGAATTGCTGTCTTTATCATCCACCGCTTTAAGATATGGGGCGACCTCATCATCATACCCTGCTACACCAAAATTGATATAGGTTTGTATCTTCAATCCTGTAATGTCTGGTCTGTTATCAAGAATGTGTGTAGCCAACATAGTATCCCATATCCAGTTTTTTACTTCATACCCCAGAATATTTTGCGTCCATGTGTGTTCAAACTTCAGATTTTGGGCAATCTTTCCTATCTTGTCTGATTGCAAAATTTCCTTAAGCAGTCTGTTTCCCTTCTTACTTTTAGGCATTCCAAAAACTATTGCATCTTCAGGATTACTGCACATGGACATGCAGATGATTTTGTGCTTACTTGTATCATGTGGTTTAAGGCCCGTCGTTTCATAATCAATAGCAATAGGAAACGGAAACTTTCTAGAAAGAAACTCTTCAAAAATTCCTACTAGCTCACTTTCTGATTTTACTATCTTGATAGCCGTCATTTCATCTGGATATGTTTGCATAGACATGTCCACTGTATGTAAGGCCCTGTCAAGGTCCTGTTTCCATACTGTTCGATATTCCTGTGCATCTTGTGCCTCAACGTATGACGGATGAAATATCGGGCAGATCCACGTATTGTATTTCCTATCTGGAATAGTAAATCCTCTCCATTTATTCATTCCACCTAAATTCTTTGTCCAGATAGATCCTATAACGGAGTTTAATGCTAATTCACCTACAAGAATTATCACTTTAGGTTTATACTGCTCAATAGCAGATAGCACTCTTCGTCGGCAACATTGAACTTCTTTTGTCCACGGATTAGTGGTTTCCTTGGACCCTGAAGCATAGCAAGACAAAGCAAAGAGATTCAGACAGTCTTTGAACAAATCAACGCCTCTACGTTCAAATTCTCGCCTAAGCGTTGTTCCAAATCTGTCTTGCCACGGTTTGCCTACCCGATCATCTCTACTGCTTGGCATATCACCAATGACCATTATTTTCTTTTCAAATTCCCCGAATGGTGCCATTCTAGGAGACGAAAT